GGTGAATTCGAATCTCGATATTGATCTAGGCATCAGCTCCGCAACTTGGTTTGAGTCCAGCCTGTCTCACGCAAAGACCCCCCTTTCCCCGTCAACGAGGCAACCGACCAGACTACCCTCCAGGACAGCGTTTTGGGGATAGTGTCAACCAAGACTGTAAACCTGTAACATCGGTTCACATCAACGGCATCCCGTGCCGCTCATCAGCAAGTCAGAGGCGGCCGACGCGCTGGGCGTGTCCCGCACGGCGGTCTACAAGGCGATCAAGCAGGGCCGGCTACCGGTCGTGCGGACCTCTGATGGCAAGGAGCTGATCAAGTCCGAGACGCTGCGCGAGGACTGGTTCGCCAACACCATGGCCAAAATCGGCGTCGGCCCCAAGCCACCGATGGGCGAGACTGCCTTTCCTCCAGAGCGACCCAAACGAGACCGATCACTCACCGAACCCGAACCTGGGGACATTGTCCCCGAATACAACGAAAGCCGGGCACGCACCGAGTACCTGAAGGCCGAGCTGCTCGAGCTGGAGCGCAAGGAGAAGGAAGGACTGCTGGTGCGGGCGTCCGAGGTGGAAGCCAAGTGGGTTGAGGTGATCACGATCAGCCGCACCAAGGTGCTGGGCATCGCCAGCAAGGCAAAGCAGCGGATCCCAGACCTGACCCAGGACCAGATCGCGATCTTGGAAGACATCGTGCGCGAGGCGCTCGAGGAGCTGGCGAGCGATGGCTGACATCAACGACATCGCGAAGGCAGCGCTGCAGGCGTGGAAGCCACCGGAGAAGCTGACGCTGAGCGAGTGGGCGGATCGGTATTTCTACCTGTCGGCCGAAAGCAGCGCTGAAGCCGGCCGCTGGCACACGCTGCCCTACCAAAAGGGCATCATGAACGCGATCACCGATCCGACGATCGAGCAGATCTCGGTGATGAAAAGCGCCCGGGTGGGATACACCAAGTGTCTCAACGCCTGCATCGCGTTTCACATCCACCAGGATCCGTGCCCGATGATGCTGGTGCAGCCGACGATCGAGGACGCGCAGGGCTACTCGAAAGAAGAGATCGCGCCGATGCTGCGCGATGTGCCGGTGCTGAAAGGGCTGGTCAGCGACAGCAAGGCGAAGGACGGCGCCAACACGATCCTGCAGAAGCAGTACCCGGGCGGAACGCTTGGCCTGGTGGGCGCCAACTCGCCGCGGGGCTTCCGCCGTGTGAGCAGGCGGATCGTGATGTTCGACGAGACCGACGGCTACCCACCGAGTGCCGGCCCCGAGGGCGACCAGATCAAGCTCGGCATCAGGCGGACGGAGTATTACTGGAACCGCAAGATCGTGGCCGGGTCGACACCGACCCTGAAGGATGCCAGCCGGATCGAGCGGCTGTTCAGCCAGGGCGACCAGCGGCGCTATTTCGTGCCCTGCCCCGATTGCGGGCACATGCAATATCTGAAGTGGGCAAACATGCGCTGGGACGACCAGCTGTCGCCGGTGCATTACGTCTGCGAGAGCTGCGGCGTGCTGATCCCGCACGCAAAGAAGCGCTGGATGGTGGAGCGTGGCCAGTGGCGAGCGACGGCACCGGGCAACGGCAAGCACGCCAGCTTCCACATCTGGGCGGCCTACAGCTACTCACCAAACGCGAGCTGGGACAACCTGCGTGATGAGTTTCTCGAGGCGAAATCTGACCCTGAGGCGCTGAAGACGTTCGTCAACACCGTGCTGGGCGAAAGCTGGGAGGACGATTACGCGGCGAAGGTGGGTGCTGACAGCCTGCTGGAGCGTGCGGAGTTCTACGAAAGCCAGATGATCCCGGCCGAAGCGTCGGCGGTGACAATCGGCTGCGACGTGCAGGACAACAGGTTGAGCTTGTCGATCTGGGCGTGGGGCCGCGAGGAAGAAGGCTGGCTGATTGATCGCCAGGTGATCCACGGCGACCCGAGCCGGCCGGAGCCATGGAAGCAGCTGGATGAGATCCTGCTGAAGCCGTTCAAGCATGCGCTCGGCGCCGAGATCAGGCCGGATGTGGTCTGCATCGACTCCGGCGGCCACCACACAATGGAGGTCTACCAATACGCGAGGGAGCGCCAGAACATGGGCGTGATCGCGATCAAGGGTCAGAGCCAGAAGGGCAAGCCACCGATCGGCAAGCCATCGAAGGTGGACTTGAACCACAAGGGTCGTGCGTTGAAGAAAGGCGCTGAGGTGTATCCGGTCGGATCCGACACGGTGAAGAGCCTGCTGTTTGGCCGGCTGAAGCACAACGAGCCCGGGCCGGGCTACTTGCACTTCTATGCAGAGGCTGGGAAGGAGTATTTCGAGGAACTGACTGCAGAAAAGCAGATCACAAGGTTCGTTCGCGGTTACCCCGAAAGGGTATGGGTAAAGAAATCAAGCCAGCGCAATGAAGCGTTGGACGAGCTTGTTTATGCGTATGCAGGATTAAATCGGCTGTACCAGCGGTACGACCGCAGAACAATCTGGGATCAGCTGGAGAAACGGCTCGAAAAGCCCGTAGAAAGGGAGCGAAAGGCGCCGCTAAGATCGAACAAGGCTCCGAAACGGAGTTTTGTCCGCCAGTGGTGAGGCCGTGAAGATTCCTTCCAAAATCCGGGCAGGTGACACGGTCGTGTGGCGCGATGAGGCCACGGTCGATGTGTTTGGCGCACCGATCGACGGGAGCAACCACAGCCTGACCTATTACCTGCGCACGAATCACAACCACCAGGGCGCCACAGTGGCTGGCGTGACGGTGGTGGGCACGCCGGCTGGCAGCGGCTGGACGTTCACGATCCCGGCAGCAACAACTGCGGGCTTCGTTGCGGATGACTGGTATTTCCAGGCGGTGGCGACCGCCAATGCGGGCGGCGCCAAGACGACGCTGGGCAGCGGGTCGCTGACGGTTGAGGCGAACCTGGCTTACGCCGGTCAGCCGAGCGCATTTGATGGCCGGTCGCAGGCGCAGAAGGATCTCGACGCGGTGCAGGCGGCGATCCGCTCGTTGATGAGCGGCGGTGCGGTGCAGGAGTACCGGATCGGGACGCGCAACCTGAAGCGCTACGACCTGGCTGAGCTGCTGGCGCTTGAGTCACGGCTCAAGGCCGTGGTTGCCCGTGAGAACAAGGCGGCGATGATCGCCAATGGGCTGGGCAACCCCCACAACATGTTTGTCCGCTTTGGTGGCCGCTGATGGGACTCCGTACTCGAGTAATGACGGCCCTTGGATTTGGGCCCAAGCCGCAGCCAGAGCAGCCGCGACGCCGGCGTCGCACCTATGCCGGGGCGATCATCAACCGGCTGACCAGCGACTGGATCAGCAATGGCACCAGCGCTGACGCTGAGATCAAGACCAGCCTGCGCAAGCTGCGTGACCGCAGCCGCCAGATGGTGCGGGACAACCCGTATGCCCGGCAGGCGAAGCGCACCACGCAGATCAACGTGGTTGGCCAGGGCGTCAAGTTGCAGTCGCAGGTGATGAGCCTGCGCGGCAACAAGCGCGACGATCGGATCAACGGCCTGATTGAAGCGAAGTGGGAGCGCTGGTGCCGCAAGGACCACTGCGACGTGGCGGGCAAGAGCAGCTTCCACATGTTCGAGTGGCTGGCGGCCGGCGCGCTGCCCGAGAGCGGCGAGGTGCTGTTCAGGATCCACCGCAAGCCGTTCGGTGGCAGCAAGGTGCCGATCGCGCTGGAAATCATCGAGAGCGACCTGCTCGACGATGAGTACAGCGGCGCAGTGAGCGCCAAGGGCAATGAATGGCGAATGGGGGTCGAGATCGACCGCTACGGCCGCCCGGTGCAGTATGCGTTTCTGACACGTCACCCGGGCGACTACTGGTTCCAGGGGTCGACGGAAAAGGCGACGGTGAAGCATGTCTTCCTGCCGGCCAAGGACGTGATTCATTTGTTCGTGCCGGAGCGCCCCTCGCAGCACCGCGGTGTGCCCTGGTTCGCGCCGATCATCACCGATGCGCACCAGCTGGCCGGCTACGAAGAGGCTGCAGTGGTGCGTGCTCGCAGCGCGGCATCGCTGATGGGCTTCGTCACCTCACCAGAGGGCGAGCTCGAGGCTGACGATGTTGAGAACGGCCAGCGCATCAGCGAGTTTGAGCCTGGCGTGTTCAAGTATCTCGATCCGGGCCAGTCGGTGATCGTGCCGGATCTGAAGTCGCCGGATGCGCAGTATGAGGACTTCGTGCGCGCCAAGACGCGCCGGTTCGCATCTGGCTTCGGCTGCTCGTATGAAACGCTGAGCCGTGATTTCAGCGAGACCAACTACAGCAGCAGCCGGCTGTCACTGCTCGAGGACCGCGACCACTGGAAGGTGGTGCAGCAGTACCTGATCGAGAATTTCCACATGCGGATCTTCCGCGAGTGGATGGATGTGGCGGTGCTGAGCGGTGAACTGGCGCTGCCCGACTACGAGCTGCGGCCCGAGCGTTATGACAGCCCGAAATGGCTGGCGCGTGGCTGGAGCTGGGTCGACCCGCTCAAGGAGGTCAAGGCTTACCGCGAGATGGAAGCGGCGGGCTATATGACCAAGGCACAGATCTGCGCTCAGTTGGGCGGTGATCTGGATGAGAACCTTCAGCAGATTGCACGCGAGCGC